TTAAAGTAAGGCGATGCCATTGGAATATTTTCAGTTTTTTCTGTTACTTCAACATAATGTGAAATATCTATAACATCATCAAGTCCAATATTTTGCTTAGAAGTTTTTATAAGCCCAATAATTTCGGAAACCTCAGTTATGGCATCAGAAAGAATTGGAAAATATTTATTTATAAATTCCCTTACCTTTTCAAGAATAAGTTTGATTAATTCAAACATTCAATTTGTCTCCACATTTATCTTTCATAATACACTGATAACAGTGATCGTAAGACACATTTTTAATTAAAAAAGAATTCTCGATTGCTTTTGAGATAGAATTAAGAGTCCCGCGTTTTCTTTCATCAATATTCAATATAGTTTCTTCAAAAGCCACTATATGAAAAAGTTTTGATAAATCGGAAAGATTTGAGCCAAGAGAAAAAATAGAAATGGAATCAACAATCGCTATTTCTTCCCAGTAGGAAAAAGCTAATGCTGTTTTTGAATTATAACAGCTTTTTCTTTTAAATGGTTCAAAAAGAATAATTTTCAATTTCCCATCTTTGTTAAAATAGGCTACCTCAATATTAAAAGTAACATAAGAGGCTTCACCAATACTCCTAATAACAGAATTAACATTTTGATTAAGTTGAACAAGAACTCCGCCCGAAATGTCCGATAAAATATCTATTATTCTATAGGAGATAACTCTAGATAATTTTTCAAATCTAGATAAGGAAGTCGGAGAACATACAATATCATACGGAATAAATTCTCTAATTTTAAAAAATATTAAATCCTCAATATTGTCTATTCTAACTTCTAAGCCTTTATCAATTTTTTTTAAAAGATCCATCAAGACAGAATAAAAAATTATATACATAAAATTAGATTCTTTCTCTTGCTTACTCATTAAACTAATATCGTAATTGATAAAAAAAGGATCGTATAAATACGACCCCTTAAAACATATCCTTTTATAAGGAAGATCGTTAACATGGATAATCATCATAAAACCTTAAACAATTTATACTTATATTTTATCTCTTTTGAATATCCATAAGCATTACAGGCAACAATAGTAGATCCAATATTGTAACTATTTCTGTTGTGCATATGCCCATGAAGCCAATATTTAATATTTGGATTATCCATAATATATTCTGTTAACTCAGTATAATAATAATGATTGATTGGATCATTATAATAGTAATCCGAAACGCTTTTAATCGAAGGAGCATGATGAGTACAGACTATAACTGGAAGATTTGACTCTTCAATATTCTTCTTAAGAATATCAATTTGAGAACAATGTTCTTCGTAAATCCTTTGGGAGCTAATTTGTCTATAATCAAAAATGTCATCTTTTATATAAACGGAATCATTCATAATGATTTTCCAGATTAACATACTTCTTGGATCCTTTTTATCAAAATCAGTCCATAAAGTATCTCCAACTAAAAGATGATCATTAATAATATATGAAGTGCTAGAATCTAAAAGAAATGCATTTTTTATTTCAATATCAATAAAAAAATTTTTAAAAACTTCTTTCCCAAGAATCAAATCACTCCCCCAATAATCATGATTACCAAGAATATAAAAAATATATTTATATGAATTTGCCAATTCTTTAAAAAACCCAGAAAAATATTTTAATTTTGAGGCAGTACATATATCTCCAGCAATTAAAATTGCATCATCCTTAGATGTTGAGGATATCAAATCAATTACTACATTTGAATAAGTTGTTGGGTTTAAGTGTACATCACTAGCAAGCCAAAGATTATTAACATTAAAACTTTCCATCAGAACTCCAATGAATTAAAAAAGGACTCACCTTAAAGATGAGTCCCAAATTTAGCCATTTTTTTATATTATATTTTTATTATTTTATTTATTGTTATTATGCGATTATTAATTGGCACAAGAACTACATTCAGCTTTATCAGCCTGAAGAGGACGTAGATAGTAGACTGTTTTACTTCTCTTATATCCATCTCCAATCAAAGCCTTCAAGTACCAATCTCTCAATGTCGCTGCACTGTTATATAAATTTGGATTAAGAACAAGTTCCATGGAAATCCCTTGATCTACCCAAGCTTGAACATTTTGACAAACGTCAATTATAAATTCAGGATTTAAATTAACAGCTTCCTGATAAAGCCAAAAGGTTTCATTAGACAAATACTTTGCAGCAAAAGGAACAGCCATAAGTCTATTCTTTTCTATGAAAAACTTACTATAAACAGGAAGGATTGAAGCAGAAGAATTTACTAATTGAGAAGTTCCAGTATTAGGAGCTATTGCCATTAAGCCACCATTAGCCATACCATACTTAGCAACCTTATCCTCATAAAGCCTAATCCACTTTTCATTCATTCCAGGAGTAATACTAAAATCTTCATCATAAATATTGCGACCAAAGAAAATTCCATTTTCCCAGTCAGAGCCAGAAAAAGCAGGATATTCACCAAGGTGTATGGTTTCATTAACTGATTCATCAATGGCCCAATAAGCTATTTTTTCAAAAAGTTCATAGGCATAATTTGAAGATTCAGTATAATTCATTCCCTTTTTAACAAGATGATCATGATACCCTAACGCTCCAATACCAATAATTCTAAATAAATCATTATGTTTTCTAGTACTCTCAAGTGGAGAAGTAGAAAGAGTAACAATTTGATTAAGACTAATAACTGCCATTCTTACTGCTTTTTCTAATTTTTCAGGAGTATCAATTTTAGAAAGATTCAAAGATGTTAAATTGCACACATGACTATATTCATTATCAAATGTGCTAAAACTCTCCTGACAAAGATTTCCACAATAAATGACACCTTTATGTTTATTAGGATTACATTCATTAACATAATCTTTATTAAAAACATATGGAAGTCCAGTCTCCTTACATGTCTCAAGAATACGAAGCATTACTTCTCTTGATGAAACCATTTTACCATTAAGCCACACACCATTATTGAATAGTTCCTCAGCCTTAAGGTATGCCTCTCTAAACACTTCTCCATATAAGTCCTCTATGTGTATACCTGTTTCTCTGAAAAACTCATGCGGACAAAACTGTAACCAATTAGGAGTATGTGAATTAATCTTTTTAGATTCATTATAGCGTTCAAGAAAGACATCATTAACACAAATCTGTCCAAATAAATCTTGGCACTGAACTCTAATATCAATGTTCTCTTTTCTCATATTAAGAAAATCAAAAAAATCAGTATGCCAAACATCAAGAGCAACTGTAATTGCTCCAGTACGTGTAGACAATTGATCTACAGCAATAGCAGTATCATTAAAGAGTTTCATAAAAGGAAGAACACCTTTCGCCGCCCCCTTAATTCCCTTTATATTTGAACCATTCCCTCTAATGGAAGACAAGCTTACACCAGATGCTCCACCATTTTTAGAAATAACAGCAGCCCTAAGAAGAGTATCATAAATTGACTCAAGATCATCTTCAATTTTAAGAATAAAACAACTAGGAGAAGAACCACGACCATATTTTCTAAGATTAGAAAGATTAGGAGTTGCAGGAGAAAGTATTTGTTGAGCAAAAAGAGTATAACATTCTTTGACCAACTGAAGTCTTCTGGACTTATCTGCTATATTCTTAAAAATAACCATTGCAGTAAGAGCATACATAAATTGAGGAGGCTCAATTGCTTTGCCTTTATACTGAATAAGATATCTTTTATCTAATAAATTAATACCAGAATAATCAAATTCATCATATTTAATATCAATTTCTTCATTAATTGAATCAATATCTTTTTTTGAATACTTATCTACTATTTCTTGATCTAAAAGAAGATCATTAGTAGTAGCAATAATAAAATCATAAAGAGTAGAATAACCAAAGATAGAATTATCATTAATATATTCTTTATGATTCTTATAGACGTTTAAAAGCAACAAGTTTCCAGCAACATCAGCCCAATCAGGTTCATCAATTGTTGTCAAACTAAGTGCAATTTTAATTAGCTGATTTTGAATAACAGAAGTCTTCATGTCATCAACTAAAAAAGGAATGAACCGTTCATACAATTTTGATGGAGAAACATCTCTCCCCTCACATGCCCATTCAACCATAAGCATTATTTTTTTTATTTGAAAAGAATCAGAAGTACCATCTCGCTTGATGACTTTGAATTCTGCTAAATCATTAAAAATTTCCAAGAAAAAACCTCACAAAAAAATCCCCACAAAAATATGGGGAACCATAATATTATACATATCCACCTGAATGTATTATTGTGTAAGCAATTTTGCTTCTGCAATTTCACACCAATCTTTCACAAAGTCAGAACGAACAATATCTTCAATGTAAAAATTAACTTGAGAAAAGCTGCTTAATTGATTTACTACAGCTTCAAGAAATTCATGACAAGATTCTCTATGACTAAGGTCAGACTGAAAATAATCACCACTAACAATAACTCTACTATTTTTACCAACTCTGGTCATAACCGTATGAAGCTCATGAGTATTTAAATTCTGAACTTCATCTATATATATTACACTGTTATCCCAAGTTTTTCCACGTAAAAATGAAGTATTTTCAAAATGAACACGATTTTTCATAAAGTCTCTATCACTATTTTTACCAGAAAAAGCTGATAATACTTCTAAAAAAATACTCTCATAAAACTCTAGGAAAGGTTTAGCTTTATCTACTACTTCACCAGGAAGAAACCCAATGTTTCTTGTTGGAACAAGACTTCTTACTACAATAATATCATCATGCTCTTTATTAAGAACAGAAAGAACTGCAAGATAAATAGCAATCCAAGTTTTTCCGCTTCCAGCAACACCAGAAAGAAATAGGTGTTTGTTAAGAAGCCAGTCATTGATAGAACGGAGTTGAGACTCATTTAGAGTAAAGTCAAATGTTTTTTTGATATTCTGAATATGACGAGTTAAATCAGCCATAAGCTCTCCTAAAGTTAAATGTTGACAAACATAATAAAAACAATGTATATAAATTTACGAAATCATAAAAATAAATTTAATCAATTCATATTTTACCTCACCCTGGGAATACCCCAGGGATTTTTTAACAACTATTATTTACTACAGTTGTCGCAGAATCAGTATACTGATGAGTATGGTAGAGAAGACCCTCCATCATATCTCTTAATTGATTTATATCAGTAGCCCTCAATCTGTCTAATTTTGGACGAATACGTCTAGTTCCATGCGGTCCCCCATTATCAGATCCATTATTCCAGGGCACTCCACTTGGAAAAGCATCTGCTAAATCTGGCTCATTTGTTTCTGCCATTAAAATTCTCCTAATAGAATCATATACTTATATTAACTATTCCATAATCCCATATTTTTGACCATAAAGTTTTTCATAAAGGAATACTCTGTATCTACATTAGACCAAAGTTCACTTTTTAAGTAAAGAGACTTGTGTTTCATTTCTATTTAAGAACTTATTTCTTTTTACCTAACCAATTAACAATAAATCTCAACATATAGATCTAATAATGGATCTAATTTTGAGATCATATATTCTTTAATCTTCTCTTTATCTAATCCACCAAGTCCAGTTCCAAGAAGAGGAAAAGCAATTGTTTTTATTCCTGTTCGTGAATATGTTTTCAGAAATTTATTCATCCCCAATTCAACATACCTAAATTCTGATGAATTCCTCCAATCATCTTTTGTTGGAAAATTTAAAATTCTAAGATTTTCATTTATTGGATATAAAGAAAGTATTCCTGGAACTATCATTCCATTAGTACAAAATTCTTTATATTTCTTTTCCAATCCAGGATACCTATCTCTAAATTGTTTTGCAAGACCTGCACCCATTGGACCTTTACAGTTAGTAGGATTAACTAGAACATTACAAGGTGAATCAAAAATATTACCATTAACAGTAACCACTGTCATATACCATTCTCCTAAAGCTTTTTCCAAGTTTCTAAAACTCTAATTACGATGACTAAACATAAAAGATATACTTAAGAATAATCCCAGTAGGCGTCCTTAACAAATTTAGGAATTGCTATTTCCTTCAAACCATTTGATTCACGATAGACATATTCTTTAAATTCCATTTTAAGTTTTTTATTTTTAAAACGTCTATACCATTTTGGAACACTATATTCTCCAAAATGAGAGTCTCCATGCAAGGAATGATATTCTTTATAAAATTTCTGAATATCAAACTCTGTATAGTAAGGAACAGCAACAGGATAAGTCCTTCCACTCTTAGCCCAATCATATGTAATAGCTCCAAATGGGCCACGAACATAAACAAGATTTTTAACTTTGAAAGTTGGATGATTATAATACTCATAATTCTCTTGAGTATAATATCCTTTTCCACTTATTTTAGAACCTCTAATTTTTGAATTTAAAGTTTTTTCATAATTAATTCTACGTACTGTTTTCCCCATCTCCAGTCACCTCTGTTGAATCTAGAATAGGAAAATCATAAGGAATGTCATATCCTCTTTCTGACATAGAATGAACAATACAGACGCCATCATCAAAATAAACACTGTACCATCTGTCTTTATTATCAGACAGAACCATAGATTTTTTTCCTTTTGTAGTATTCAAGCTTCTAACAAGAAGCTGATCACCTTTAAAGTTTTCAATTTTATTACCAATAACAAAGTCAGAACTAGTGTATTTCAAAATGCAAGCTCCTAATATATAATTCAAAGAAATTTCTTTATTTACTCCTTTTTAACATTGCCAGTTCCCCTATATTATAAAAACTGGCAATGTTAAAAATAAAATACAATCAAAATAAAAGGAAATTAATCATAATGGCATATTTTGATCCACTTTACATTGGTTAAGGTAGCGGCACCAACTGCACTGCCACTCTCCAACTGGATACTTATCTTTATTTTTTTGCCACATTTCATATTTAGTTTTAGCAATATCGCCAGCAGCAAATCCAGCCTCAACTTCCTCATCAGACATCTTAATCTTATAAGTTGGAACAGGTAAAGTATTAGTAGTGACATGTTCATGTAAATGTTCATATCCATCAATAATACTTTCAATAGTAAATTGCTCAACTACATACTCTATAGGCTCATCTTTCCAGGGTCTCTTAACAGAAACCTTTGGAAAGTTACCTTCTTCTGTTTGATGATTAGTAACAGTAAACTGAATATTGTTATTAGGTCCACCTGCAGCTCTATCAATATAAGTTAAGTAAACTTTACTAATACCAGATAGAGCATGTAAATAAATATGTGACTGCATTAAGTTCTGAATTTTTGGTTCTGGTCTAACATATGGAAATTTAATTCCTCTTCCAGCAGAACCAGCTAAAGACTTAAGAGCCTGATAATTTCCTGAACTAAATGTCTTATTTTCAATAACAGCATGAGTTCCATCTGGTTCTTTTACAACAATATCTATTTCACCACTAATTAATGGATGATTTGGGAAAACAAACTTATCATTTGATGAAACATAAACCCCAGCTATTTTAAGTTGTTCAATCATAAAACCTTCAAGCATTTTCCCATAGTTCAAAATATAATGGGAATAAGCCGAGGTAGGATTAGTTTCAGAAAACCTTTTAACACGATAAAACTCTGCTCGTACACAAGCGCCAATTCTTTTAGATGTATCTGTAAGATCAATAGACATCGCCGCACTAGGATAATAGCTGCGACTTCTAACTATACCAATATTAGGGCGACTTGATGCCATCGCCTGTTCAATTAACGGAAAAATTTCCATCTAAACTCCATTGTTATTATTATGATCTAATTCGATCATGTTAATTGAAATAGAAAGGTCTACAACCATCTTTTCAATTAAATCAATTTTACGCTTCTTTTTTTCTCTAACAAGGACATTATCTTTGCTTTTTATATAACTTTCATCATTCTTCGTAATTACAACTATACCATCAGAAGAAATTTCAGCTTTGAATTCTTCACGAGTAGAATCATCATAAAAATAAAATATTGAAGAATTATGATTTTTGCTTTTACCATAATAATTACTAAAATGTATCATAATTTAGTTCCAAAAAAATTAAAAAATCGTGAGACCAAAATAGTCTCACGAAAAATTTAACGATTAATTTTAATCTCTATCTCTTCTATTTGATTTAATAACCTAATAGAATCATTAGAAGAGCTATATGGAATAGTTCCTATCCCAAATGTATATGAACCAGCAGTAAAGAATACATGACATGGGCGCAAGAATTCTAAATCAGTAACAGTCTCTTTCCCTTTTCTTGTAAAGAACTTCCTTAGTCCTGCCAGACTATCAACCTTAATAGCGATAGAATTTATCGCATTTTCAGATTTAAGTGTTTTTGTATATTCATCAATAAGAGAATTCACATTCTTCACCGACAAACACACCAACCCACGAGACCCATTGTTTTTAAAATTAACAACTATGAAATTCCCTTCTTCAATGCTTTCCCCATATTTAGCATAGGAGTCAGGGAACAAAGGAAACTCAAAAATGTTATTTGAGCTATCTATGCATTTATAGATACCCATTTTCTCACCTTTAGATTTTGTCTTTGTTATCTTCACACTCATAATTTCACAAAATACTGAAGCAGTAGACTGTCTTTTTGCCTCTTCAAAAGTAAAGGTACTACTACCTATAACATTTTTTGCAAAGTCAAAAGGATTGCCAGAAATATAAACGCCCATATATCTTTTTTCATAAGTTAAAATGTCAAATAGAGTTAATCCATCAACATCCCCTTTAAAGGTACATGTATCATCATTATATTTCATTGGAAGGTCTATTAAAGGCTTTTTAAGATAACCTTTATAGTCAACAAGAAACTTGTCATAACTATCAAGCATCAATCTTCTATTAACCCCAAAACTATCAAAAGCTCCAATACGAATTAATGCTTCCAATACTTGTTTAGGAATTTTAAGCTTTTTTTCTGCTACAACACGAAGAAAGTGAGTAGCATCAGTATATGGTTTATTTTCAATAATTTGAACTATTGCTTTTTCACCAATCCCTTTTAGACCCTTAAAGCCATAAACAATTTTTCCATTAAAAATTGAAAAATCCATTTCACTAAAATTTATATCTGGAGGGATTATTTCTATGCCACGTCTTTTTGCATCATTAACATATACTGATTGTGCCTCTGGATCAGTTTCACAACTAATACAAGCACAACAAAATTCAGTAGGGTAATTAGCCTTAAAATAAGCAGAGTAATAAGAAAGATAAGCATAAGCCACAGAGTGACTTTTATTAAATGAATACCTCGAAAATCCAAGCATTTTTTCCCAGAATTCTTCTAATTTTTGCTTATTTTCTCCATTTAAGATAGCACCATTTATAAAATCCTCTTTAAGAGAATTCAATAAAGATTCATCTTTTTTGGCAGTTGCTTTTCTTAATACGTCTTGTTTTATGGGATCAAAGTTACACATGGACCCAGCAAGCTGCATAAGTTGTTCCTGATAAAGGAACAGTCCATAGGTATCTTTAAAAATATAATTATACTTAGGAAAATCAAATTCAAAATGCTCACCATTTGACATTGCATTAATTAAAAGTTTGTCCATCCCAAGCTGAAGAGGACCAGGCAAATAGTCCCTTGACACTGAGTGTGAATTATAGTAAATTCCTCAAATCACACAAAATCAAGGAGAAAACTCAAAATGCTATCAAAAGAAGAGTGAAAAACACAATTCTAAAAATGCATAATCATGAAATAATAATAACATCCAAAATCTGTATGGAATAAATCTTATTATTCATAAATTTTCAGATGACTTAAGTATATTACAAGATAAACTTGAAATAATAAAGTCAAATACTAGTGGACTATACCATGATCCATTTTAAAATAATGGACCCACATATTATAGTCTCTGAACATCTCTCCTTTAATTTGTATCACTACAAAATCTATAACGGTAGGAGATTTTGATGCGGATCGACCAACTATTTTCTTTTTTACCATACCTGAGTAATTAATTCAGCCACTATCATATTACTATGGTAGCTTGGTAGAAAATAGAATAAGGTTCATTCCCGTCAGTTTAATGTGTTTATTCATCATATATTACTATATGAGTCCGCCCTATAATTAACGGATTGTGGCTAAAATTGCAGCAATATCATCAATGCTCTTTGGTTTGCATTGAGGAACATAAGGAGCGATAGAACCTCCTTCTAGTTGAAACGCAAAATTACATTTATATAGAACCGTAAATTCTATATGAGATTTACAATAAACAAATCAGAATATTTTTTTAAATTATTTTCTCTAAAAGACGACTTAAAATAATCATATGATTTATCAAATATCTTTTCAGATTTTAACAAAATCCAAGACTCCTTTAAGCATGAACATTCAAAAATAGTATTTAAATTAAAAATTTCAAGTTCACATTTTTTAGCCTTGTTGTTATCGCCCATTCTTCTAGATCTAGACATTTTAAGTTTAGATTCTTCAGAATGTTTGAACCCCCAAAGATTATGTTTTTCTCCAGTGCGTTCTTTAGCCTTCAAGGCGGAACGCATTCTCCATTCACACTTATTTTTAGTTGTACCAATCATAAAGAAATTGTGAGCTTTACGAACTTCAAATTTTAGTCTTTCATACATTTTACTGCTAAATTTTACTTTATTAAAATTATCACGAGTACAAGCCATTAACTGCCAAGCAATTTTAAGGCCATCTTCTTTAGGATAAATCTTTGTAAGTAAAAGATGTGCAATATAATGTTCTCTTGGAGTGAGTTTAACAAGATTACTTCTTGAATCATCTCCACCAATAGTCTTAGGAATAATATGATGTTTTTCATAATTTTCCGATAAAACATATTCTTGTCTTTTAGCAATTAATTTTCTATAAATTTCCTGATAGTTCAAAGTATAATCTCCTATAAGTTTCCTTATAGTTTAGACTATATCTTCTCATTTATCAAATAAATAAGTTCTACTATTTCGATTTAAGACTACTGTCACCACATTAACTTTGGCTCTAAACCTATATAAAATACAATATAGGATTTACTAGTCGTTGAACGTTATTCCTTAATTAGGAATCTTCGCTGCGGATTGCCCAATACAAAAGGTTTTTACCATACCAAGCACATTACTGCTTGCCCCTATATATATTACTACTACAGGTTGGTACTTTTGTCTCTCAGGGGTTTCCCGCAATTAAGTAGAAAAGGGCCGTTCTGTTAACCCTAAAACGTCTCCTGTTGCCAGCATTGCATATGTTCTTTCATCATCTAAAGGGAGTTCGTAAACTGAGCCAATTTTCTGGTAACGATTATTACCATTGATAAACTTTAATGTTTCATCAATAATCGCCAGTATTTTCACTCCCAGTAAATCAACTTTCAACTATGTTACATTTATCATGCTATCAATAATATACCTAATTGAATCAAAATCATTGCACCCATAAGGAATAGCAATAAAATTAAAGCCACTATTGATAGCATAAGCCATTTTTAAATTATCATTAGCAACTTGATGTGCTAATGAAATTTTATCACTATGATACTTGCTTATAAAAGTATAATGCTGAATACCATTGTACTCTACAAGTAAGTTGTGGGATTCAAAAAACCCATCATAATAAAGTTTTTTACCACCAATACCAACTAAATCATTGAATGTTTTTTCTTTAATACATTCTGAATTTAAAATTTCAGAAATAATAGACAAAACATCCAGTCCTTCATTTGAGTTTCGGTGATTATTTACATAACCAATTTCATTATAAAAATTTGAGCAAGAACCAAATCTAGAAATTATAGTAGGAACAGAAAAATTACATCTTTCTGTAATAATTTTTGAATCAATCCTATCATATTTTTCTACTATTATTTTGCCTTCTTCAATCATATCCGCATTAGACATATCTCTTGAAATCATCCTTGATCTAAATCCAGCTTGAATAAGAGCATTAGAATAAGAACCATACTTATCTTCAATAGTTTTTTGAGAAAACATACCAAGTTTTCTATAAGTGGTACTACCTACAGAACCATAAATATCATGAATTCTTTTTATGTCTTTTAATATGTCCTCTTCATTGTAAATAGAAGATGTTTGAATATTTGGTGTAAGAGAACAGTCAACAACTATTTGATTCCATGTTTTTCCAGAGGAAATACGGGTTAAATAATTGTGACTAGTTTTATACTTTTTGCAAAATACAACACTTGTAATTGGCCAATTTTCTATAATTAATTGTTTTACTTCATCATAAGAGGAAGTGTTAAGTAAATTTTCTTTAGGCATTCTATAACTCCTACCGAATCTTGTTTAATATTAAATTTGAATCTATAGGTCTATTATAGAGATAAAAGAAAAGGCATTTCAACCTTTTTCTGTAAATTTCTTCACAGTTCAGAGTACATCTTTAGAGTTGTTATACAACTCATGTCGGGGGCACCTACACATATTACTACATGTAAGCTGGTGTAACTCACCTACTCGTTGAACACTCTTCATGTCTATATAAATAGATTTAGAAGACTAGCTGCGCCGATTTCCCAATTTCTAACATTTTCACTATGCCTTTTTACCACAATTACGGTCAAGGTTTTGTAATATGTTTCCACTTACAAGTAGTAGTTAGAACTCTAAGGGGGTTCCCGCAATTTTCCCGATTTTACTTCATCCAAATTTAAATGAATTTTAATTTCTCGCACGTTTCGCCATCATACATTGTCGTAGGCAATCCATTAACTGCAAACAGAGGAATTGTTTCATTAAGTGGAACTGGAGATAATAGAACTCCACAGTTGGAAACAGAAATACCACTACAAATAAAATTTTGATTATCTGGATTATCTGTTAAAATTTGAACATCATACATCCTAACAGCATTCTGCTCTGTTTTTGATCCCTTAAAAATATATGTTTTTGGAAGATCAATAAAAAATAGAATACAATCATTATATGTTAAAAATCTTATTAAATCAGCAGAACTAAATTCTAAAGAAGATGATTTAAAAGTCATTCCAAATTTTTTAAATTCAAAATTAAATTGTTTTGCAATAGAACTTGAAACTACATTTTTGTGACCATAAGAATAGCTTGAAATTTTCCTAGAAGAAGAAATTAAGCCAGAAAAAAAATCAGTACGCTCTAAGATTTCTGAAAATAAAATATCATTATAATTTATTGCCTGAAGTATAACTCCATTACAATTAGTTATTCCCAATATTGATTCTATTTTACTTAAAATCTTTTTTGGATTATTTATATTTTTTTTCCATTCTTCTTTGAACTCTGAGTGTCCACCAACATAAAACGCTTCAAGTGAATCAAAGATAAGATTAATGGTTTCACTACTAATAACCCAATCACATGAACCAGCAATAATATTATTAGAAAGCAAAGGAAGCAAGAAACCAGAAATAAAATATCCAGTAATAGAATTTGGAACAGTATTTGAAATATTATGTTCATAATAAGTATTCTCTCTTAAATCCCTATAGGGAATATACCTTCCGTCAATAAGAATTTTATGTTCAGAACTAAGTTCAACTTCACTAATGATAGTCCTCTCATCTTCTGCATATAGATATACATTGTAAGAATTTTTTCTACCACTTTGATGAATTAAACCAAACTTATCACCATTAATAGTTCTTACTTTAATAGGATCTTTTTTATCTGTATTTTTATAGTATTTATCATAAGCTTTTTCAAGACTAATGAATTTACCATTTGCAAATATCTTTTGATCATATTTTAAACATGCATGACAACCATAACTTTTTATAGTTCCTTCCAAAGCTTTAGAATATCTCACTACATCTTTGAGATTTTCATCTGCATTTATTTTAGAACTAAACTTTTCATCCTTAAGAGCGTCTTCAATACTTTCAGACCCATCAGGAATTAAAGAAGACAAAGTGTTGGCTTCTTGAAATGGAACATTAAAAATGCGACATACATCTTTAAAAGCATTCTTGGCCTGCAAAGTTCCATGAGTACCAATGTGTGCAAATCCATTTTTGTATTTATCATAAAGATGAGCAAAAACTTCATCACGACGTTTAGCATTGAAATCTAAATCTACCGTTTTGTTCAAGAAAGGACGAAAACCTTTCCCCGCTAAAATGTAATGCCTAACACTTTAACTGCTGCATGTCGCCATACAGACCAGACTATATCATAGCCACATAGTTCTAAAACGAACCACAAGGCCCCCTGCGCTTCGATCTCTCTTGAGATCTACTGCCACCATAGCAATAGTCGTTGCACCTTCCTATGATTATTTACATAGGCTTGGCTCAGTATTGACTCCGTAGAGTTATCCACTGAATTCACAGGGTTATCATTCATATCTTTCAATATGAAGGGACCGTAACTGACAAAATCTCTCGAACTTTCTATCTAAATAAATAGTAGAATTTTCATATAATAATTTTAACTTTTTATAAACCTGAATATTACCACCAATATCAATCTCCCAATTATTAATTTCTCTATCAGGCCAACGTTGGCGCAATGGATTATTAATATTTAGTATATTTTTTACTGATGATAAAAATTCATAAGTTCCACATATTCTAAACTTATATTCATTTTGAGTTGAGACGTAAGTTATACTTCCATCACCATCAAAGTATCCACGAATAAAATGAAAGATAAGATCTTCCCTAATTTCTGGAAAAGTTAAAATAGTAGTTTTATTAATACCACAACCTAACGAAATCAAAGCACTTTTCATCTGAGAAGATGTAGCAATTAATTTCGAGTAATCGGCTCCAACCTTTTTAGAATAAGTCCTAATTGGTCTATCTGTACTAAGAAAAATTCTAAATTTTTCCAAATGACCGATATCAACAACAGATAAAGATAAAGAAATATCATTGCTTGAATCATGAACACACCCATCGGCATATAAGAATCCAAGCCAATACGCCTTTTCTTCTGTGTCTATTGCATTAAATTTACTATCATCAAGATTATAACGTCTTGAATTAAAAGCATTAGTCCTTATTTCTCTACTATTGCTAGTCAAAAATTTTCTAACCAAATAGTTTGTAGTATTATTAGCTCTGGCTATCTCAGAGATAGATAAGCCATTATCATATTGTTCTAAAATTATTTCATTCAAAGTAAAGTCCTCCTATGGTTATATTCCTTCCATTAGTATACTTACACTTTAAAATATTTTGTCAATCAATTAATCCGGCAATGAACCACCTTTTTTTACAAGTGGTCCACTTGGAGCAACCGTAGTCACTCCAAGAAGATAAGAAACATATGAATTACCATTATTAGTATTCTTAATAAGCCCAGACTCTTTGATTAAAATCAATTGTTCATCAAGATTATGAATCTCAATAATACCTAACTCATCATATATAGAAGAGCGATTGTTAATATAGAAAGGGTTATCTGAAAGACTATCAACTAAAAGTCTCAGTCTACTTTTAGCCGGAGTAATATCCTCAATTTTTATCATGATATGACTTCCCATGAACTCATAAAGCCATAGCCATAACCACAAGAGACCCTTTTAATTAGTTTTAATCCATCAATATGGACAAGAGGAGACACTTCATTGGACAACTGAGATAAAGTATCAGGTGTACCTTCATAGGCTATAATATATCCACCAATTTTAGTTATTGAACAAATTTGTTTATAAAAATCTTCAGTATAAGCTTCTTTCGGAGAATCAAATCCAGAAAATCCATCATAATCAGATACATCAATAACAGATATATCAAAAATTCTAGAAGGACCATTTGGAAAATATTGAGTAAAATAATCTGAAAATTTTAATGGAATTTCATTACATATGTTAAGCTTTGCTACTTCAGGATCAATAATGCCAAAAAGGTATTTTAATTTACCGCACAAAGGATCAACAATTAGATTGTTGTTATTTCTACCAATACATTGATATTTTTGAAGTTGATAATCCGCACCTCCAACAGTAAGCCATTCAATATTTTCACTTTTAGACAGTAAAGCTGGAAAAATATTAAGTAGAAGTGAGATAAATGCATTTTCATATTCTCTCACGCTATCAAGACTCATTTCTTCTATATTATTAATAAAAAAATTCCAGGAAATAACATTACCAGCTTCATTTTTTTCAACAAACAATTCAATTATAATATCCTCATTATTCAAATTGAATTCATGAGTATATTTTTCAGTTCTATTTAACATAAATAATTATTCCAAAATATCATCAATAACAGGAAAAGCACTACGACCACTATTTAACATACGAGAAAATAGCAATCCGTAAGTTAATGGGTTTACACGGGTAATATCCAAAACAAAATTAATAAAACTTCCAGCTCCAGAATTATGTACAAAATGATTTCCTACCATAAAAGTATTATTTCCTTCTACCATTAAATCATAAACCTTAGTCTTAATAATTGGTGTTTCATAAACAGTAGAAATATAAATTTTTTCAAATTTAGGATCCTGTCTATTAAAATTACTACCAACAAGACAATGTGATGATTCACTAATAAGTGATGATTCAAGAAAAAATGGAACACTTTCAATTGGAGCAATTTCATTTCTATCAGATGAAAAGTCTTTGACTGGAGTAGTGGATTTAGGAACCACTAAGTGTTTATGATCAGTAGTTCCAAATATTCTATAGAAAATATTGTCAAAACTTTTATATTCAATACAAGTAAGACTTTCTTCCACTTCATAAGATAAAAGAGCAATTACTTTTTCATACTTATGCTGTGAAGTATAAACTTCCATTCCAGGTTTAATATCTTTAATTAGGCGATATTTATCCCTGCAAAGAATAGGAGTACTATTATAAAAACATCCACGTCCAGGCCCTGTTGTTATTCCAGCATCATTGGCCCACTTAACAATATTTTGAATCTCAATAAAGTAATCAGAAAAACCCATTTTAATAATTGTATCAAGCTCTTCTTTTAATCTTGAAGTATAAATATCAATATGCTCAGAATTAAGAATTCCAGATTCAATTTTTTCATTTAAAGAAATAATAATTCTATTCATTAGCTCTTCATCTGGATTAGAATAATCACATGGAAATTTCTTTTCTTTATTAAACTTTATCCATTCTATAGAATCAGCAATATCATTTGTATTCTCAAAATATTCATTATGATTTTCAAATTTATGATAGTACTGATCGATCAAGGTTTGCCTGTCTTTGATCCAGTATTGTTCTGGCTGATAGAACATTCCAGATTCATCAACATCATCTCCATCTTTTTCTTTGCCAGTAGGAACAAAAGACTGCCCAACATTAATACACACCATTGCTTTATGAAAATCAGAATCTGAAGCTTTAGAATAATGACTATCTGGAGTTATAACAATTTTTACATTTAGCTTTTCAGCTAAAGCTATCATTTTTATATTAACCTTGTCTTGCTCTTCTAACCCTGTCCAGGTTAATTCAGCAAAAACATTTTCGCCATAAATATCTTTAAGATTAGACATCCATGTTTCAGCCTCTTCATCTCTATTATTTGCAAGCATCTGTGATACCACTCCACCGAGACAAGCCGTAAGACAGATAATTCCATTAGACCACTGCTCTAGCTTATTCATATCAAAACGAGGCTTACGATACTTCCCTAGTAAGAAACTATCGGCAATAAGCTTCATTAAGTTTGAATACCCTATAGGATTTTTAGCAATAAGAGTTATATGATAATAATCTTTGAAACCATCAATTTTTTCATGGATAGTATTATCTCTAGGAGATAAATATCCTTCTACTGCGAAAATTGGTTTAATATTTTTTTTGACACAAATTTCACCAAGTTGATAATGAGAGGTAGCATATGCATGATCAGTAATACATACACCATGTGCACCAGTTTCAATAGCTCGGTCTACAATATCTTCAATTTTACTAAACCCATCAAGTTGGGAATAAATAGAATGAACGTGCAGGGGAGTATAAGTATCCACCTCACTATCCTCCTTTTTTTAGCCATTCAATTGCTTTGATAAAATTTGACCCATGACAATTTTGTTCAGGATAATTACAAAAACATCCAAGAGTTTTGCTTTCCATAGCAAGCAATTCTTCTTTTGATACCTCTCCAGATTTAATTTGTTGCCATAAATACTTTCGATGTTTTTCTATAACCACTTCACGGGTCTCCCCAATACTATCGTTGATTGGGAATGGGTTAGCAAATTTATTGTAACCCATTCCTTTTCTTGGTCGACCGATATAAAGATCATAAGATTTTTTATGATGAATATTGACGATCCTTGTCATTTAATATCTATTTCCACGTGGGAAGTAATTCAAACGACAAATCTTTCTCAGAACATTTTCATCAACGTCTAAAAGTCCTTCAGAAGATTCTGAAATAACATCAATTAAAAGTCCCGTATTTATACTACGAATAAAAGCAATTGGATCAGAAATAGTACTCTTTAAACCAAGAGCTCCTCTGAACTTAAGCCTATTACCTAAGAACTTCTCTTCGATATTAGTGGTACTAATAATAATTGCATGATTTTTCAGATTATTCCATGCAATTTCATTTCCAATTTTTTTGAAATAAACATCTTTTTTACTACAAAATGAAACACCTACAATAAAAGACTTAATCTCTTCAGAGTAAAGAATTGCAAATGTCATTCCACCACGATTTTTATTTTCAGTGTCGGTTGACTCATAATGATAAAAAATAGGCTTATCAATATATGCCAAGCCATTTTTTGGATAAGTAGTTTTAATTGATGAATCTTTGATATTTGAAATTTGCGTTTTAATAGCACGCCTAAAAAATCCATTAATTGTCTCTTCAACTTTTGAAGTAACAATTGATGATACTTCTTCTGTCTCACCAATTATAGTAGCATTATAGCTCAAATCTTCTTTGATTGAACCAAGTTCAAGAAAAAAATCTGGAAGAAGATTATCTGGAGCAAGCTCTTGTCCATGGCGATAGTCTTTAAAATAAAGATTCTTGTTTTCATCTGAACCGACAAAAACATAAGAACCAAAACGAATATTTGACATTTTCTATATCCTATAAATAGATTTACTAAACACTTTTTGCGTACTCTTCAGCTTCTGTATCGCCATAAAGTGAATTAAATTCCAACTCTGAAATGAATTGATAATATGCTTGAGACGCATAAAGTTTGCTATACAAAAGACCCTTAAATGAAGCAATTTTATTTTTACTAATATTGCATTCAATAATTGGGTATTTCCTTGTAGAAGTCCCGTGTCTAAAGTATTTGCTTGAATCTGGATCCATATCTAATTCAGAAGAAAGAATAGCAATAGCATTAGCATCATAAGCAAGACTTGCACTCCCTGCTAAATCATTATTGTCAGCCTTTTGACCTTTTACTAACTTTCTAAGTTCTACAGTAGAGATTATGGTAGCATTAGCATTTACGCATAAAGCCTTAACTTCATGTGATAATTTTTTAATTCTATCATATCCAGATTCAGACCATGATTCACTTGTAAGTAAATGAAGATTATCTAAAAAGAATAAAACTTTTTTTGATGGATGTTTATCTCTTATGTTTCTAATACTAGAAGCAAGAAAATCAAAACTTCTTCCATTCTCACTATCTAAAAGAATTAATCGCCCTTCATTTACCCATCCACCTATTTCTCTAAAGGCTATATTCCTTTCATTCATCATATGCGAATAAAAAGGATAATCCTTATAAAGAACAGGAGTAGAAAAATGATTTATAGTATAAGTAAGACCTGCATCAGAATTAATTCCATTACGGTCTATTACATTGTAACAAATAAAACGAGGCACTAGTTCCTTCAATGAATCATCAATAGATAAAAATCCAACTACATAATCTGGATTGTTTTTAATAATTGAGTGAATGAGATTTACAAATAAAGTAGTTTTCGTTATGTTCCAGAAGGTTCGTTAATCATTCTGTGCGCCTTTATGCGCGACTATATGTTTCCATATAGACCAGACTATATATCAACCCTCAGACAAGCTGATAGGGCCTCCAACGTTTCGATTTAAGCCTACTGGCACCACTTGGCTCTAGACCTACTGCACAATATAGGATTTACTAGTCGTTGAACTCACTTCTTATAAAGAAGCTTTGCTGCGCCGATTTACCAATCTTCAAAATTTTCACTATGCCGTTATGAATTATTACTCTAACGGTATTATAGTATGTCACCATCTATAAGTAGTATTTGAAGCTATAAGGTATTCCCGCAATTAGTCGGAGTGTGCACTCATAAGTTACTTTATGAGTGGGCAGTTATTGCCTTTTTATATTATGTATAGAAATAATTTGATACCGGCAAAACACAATATCAAATAGAATTATACATAAAAAGCAACCACCTACATTGGGTTGCGCTGGAATTAGGATCATTTTCTGACTAAGGTCTCCCTCAATTGTCTTCATGAATATTTCAAGATTAGGATCAACTTTAATATAGTCAATTAAAGCATCTCCTTCTTCATATCTTTTTATTTCAAGAAGATTACCAAGCAATGTTTTTGGCTCAAGAGTTTCAGAAGAAGCCTCCTTATCAATCTGTCTAAAACTTTCAAGAGTTTCAGAAAGTAATGCTTCAACCTCATTAGTAGAGTCAGTATTGCCAATTTTATGAGAAAGACGATCAACAATATCCTTCTTAAGTTTTATTACTTTTTGATCTTTATTTTCTAAAAGTCTTTTTAATTCATCCTTTAAAGCTCTTTCACTTATTCCTGTTACAGATGACAACATAGAAACCATTGTTTCCCTTCTTATTGAAGAAGGGTCAGATACAATAATTGGAAGAACTTTATTACAAATAAATTCAGGATCAGAATCTTCAAATTCTGTTACTATTTTAGTTAATGTAAAGTCAAAAGGAGAAACTTTAGGTAAATCAAAAAACTCACTAGATCTACCATCTCTAGCCATAAGATCTGGATCTATTTTTTCACCATTAACCATTGGCAAAAACATAAACCTTACACGTATATCATTAACGTGTTTCAAGATGGTATCAATAAGAGATTCTGCAGCCTTCTGTCCTGGTGAATCATTATCTAGGCATATGACTACATCATAAATTCCATAACGCCTTAGAAGTTCAAAATGCTCTAATGTCATAGATGTTCCAGACAAAGAAACAAAGTTGTCATGTCCACTATAATGGAAAGAAATACTATCAGGTTGACCTTCAACTATAAATAAGGTTGGAGCCTCACTCTTTCTTGCCTTGTCAAACAGGTATAAACGTTGCTCCTTTTTAAGAAGCTTAATTCCTATAGAAGGAGTCTTATTAAAAACATATTTTGGACCTTTATGATACTGATGTGTTTCAGGATCTTTAATTCCGTCATAATCCAAATTACGCCCAATGAATCCAACAGGTCTACCATGTTCATCATTATATGTAAATATCAGTCTACGTTCATTAAAAAGATATGGATCAGATAAACCAGATTCTTCAATACTTTTGACTGTATGCCCCATAGACCTTAAATGGGACCTAAAATGATCATAGGATACAACATATCCAACACCAAGATTCTTAATCTTTTTTATGTCAAGCCAATTCCTCTTAACAAGCTCATGCATCACATTATCTGGAATAGCATCTTCAGAATAAGAAATTATATAATTAGCTGCATCACGATAAAGTCTATACAACATAATTTCATCTCTTTCTCTGTCTGTTATTGAATATTCTGGTATGGTAACACCAAACATTTCAGCAAGATAAGGAACTGTTTCCGTAAAGAATCCAGTTCCAGATACAGGTTTATTAGACAAAATATGAGCAGCAGCAAAAACATCATAAGTCGCGCTACAGTTATGAACTACAAACCCTTTTGTTACAAATGATTTGGAGCCATCTACTGTTATATCAAAAACAGAAGAATATTTATTTTTGGAAATATCAATATTAGATATTCCAGAAGCTAAATATCTTACTCCAGAAATAGTGACAAAAAAAGATTTGTGATTTGTATAAGTGTAATTTACAATCCCAGTTTTAAAAAAATCAAAAATATTTATACCTATAGGATTAATAGAATATGTTTTTTTTCTTTCAATACCATCCATAGAAATATAAGAGTCATTTTCAGAATATGAAGAAATAATTTCAAATGTTAATAATGCATCATGACAATATTTTACTATATTTGAATTAGTAAGAGTTAAACATCCACTTGCCTTACAAGCATCACCATCAAAAATACCTTGAATAAAGGATTTTTTATTATTGAAATTCAAATCAACAAAATCAAAAGGAATACTTTTAGTATCACATACTCCACTAAAAATACTTGAAATAAGTCTAAAAAAAATGGAAGAGTGAACTCTGATAGCAATTCCATTTGAAGAGTCTTTTTTCTTAATTGAACAATTTGCATTAAAATATTTTTTTGATATTTCTATTATCTTATGAGTAAAATCTATTTCTTTTTTATGAAGTGAAAATTCAACAACTCTTTTACCATAAGTACTTCCTTCTGCTAGGTATAAACCAAAAAGCCAATACATGTCCTCTTCAAAACTAAAAACAGTATTTTTATCATGAAAAACAAAATTATATTCTTTTTTAGGAGAATAAATAGGAGTAAGAAGCATATGATTTAAGGTTAAATCTTTAGCTTCAACTACTTTTATCTCTAAATTTATTTTTTTTGGATTACATCTTTTTTTCAAAAAATATGAACATTGATCCTTATTACAAAAAAAATTAGTTTTACTTTTATCACAAGTAAGATCGTCAAGACAAAAGACTCTATGATCGTCAGTAACTTCTATTCCATGATTATATGAAAAAGTTGAAATTTTATATATATCACATTCTTTATTTTTTGTTTCGATTTTATTTGTAACTTTTGAAAAATTTCCATTTAAATCTAATACAGTTTCACCAATGTCTATTTTAGAAATTTCTTTATATCCAAAATTAGTCAGGACATTTTCATGTCCTGGCAAACACGACCAACACTTTAAATGTTGTCCACCATTATCATCAGTAAAAATTGTAGCAGAAGGATGAGTATCATCATGATCAGGATTAATACATAAATACCGATTATTTTGAGATTCAACTCCTTCATGATCAAGATAACCTTTTAGGTTTTTTTTAATTTCTCTAATGGCATCTTCCATCATTTCAGTTTTAACTGTCATTATTTTTTTATTCTCCAACTGGATTTTGAACAATATTTCCATCTATAATTGATAAAGTTTCAAGAAAAGTCTTTATAGTGAAAACACTACTCTCATTATCAATTTTTAATTCAAGTTTATGAGTCAATCCCTCTGAAATTTTATCTCCAATGTATGTCCAATGAGAACAATTATTGTACACAAAATTTTCACCATAAATCTTTTTAAATAAAACAGCGTCATTTTTTCTATCCTTAAATATATAAGAATGATCAATAGTTGTTTCAGTATAAAGATTAGATTCACTAGATTCTAATTTTTTAATCCTAGAATCAGGATTATTTGAATCCATAGAATTAAAAGTAAAAATCATAAAATCCAATGTAGTGAAATCAACATTTGCATAAGAAGAATAAAATTCAACTTGACACTTCTTTATTTTTGGAAGAAGTACTTTTAATACAAAAGTAAATAAATCATTAAAGATAGGAAGTGATAAAAGATCTTTATTCTCAATTATGTTATAAGATTTACGTGATTCATAAATTAAACAAAAATCAATATATTCCTTAACAAGCCTCATTATACTTTTAGTATACTTAAAATCATAGTAAGAGACATCAAAACCTATCTCAAAAGATAAATTCATAAATTTAGTATCTAAAGACACACAATTGAAATATTTTTCTCCTAAAATAATCTCAATTCTTTCTTCTTTACATACCCCAGAAATAAAATTACAAATTTCTGCTGTAAATTTTTCCTTTAATTCAACATCTGGATTATTAACAGTATTTTTAATCAAAACAGATGGAGCAACAAAAGGAATAGAATTAGACATATCGACAGGAAGAGACTGACAATTATGAGTAGTTTTAGCCATATATTTAAAGTCAACTATACCATTAAGACTAACACTATCAGAATTAATATAAGAAACACGAGAAGCATTAAGCTGAAGAGGAATTATCTTTTCAATTATTGGGTAGTACCCATCAAGCAAAGCACTAAATCCAAAAAATGCATATCTAGAAGAATTATCCCATCCACCACCACTAGAAATAAAATTTAATCCAATAGAATTTTTATGTGGAAAATACCAATTAGTATCTCCTCTAAATTTCCATTTAATAGTCTCTGGAGGAACTAGTGATGAAAGTGAAATAGCAATTTTTGTAAAAATATTATCTCTAACTGAAATAGAATAAAAATCATAATCATTTTTATTTAATTCAGTACAGGCTTTAAAATTTATTTCAAAATATGGATTTTCAAAAATAAAATCTACATTTTCACCTAAATCAGGAACTATAACTTTTTTAGGAACAATGTATTTTTTATAAATAAAAAGAATTGAATTACGAAGAGATTGACGCAAACTATTTGCATTATCTTTTATTTTGTGTATTTTTTTCTGCTCTTTTCTTATCAGATATTCTCCAAGATAAGCATCAAGCAAAACTTCTTTAGATGTCAGTGCCATATATTTTATTTAAACTCTCTATATTAAAAGAAAAATCAGAATCAAAATAACCTAAATCTGGTAGATTAGATATTGATTCAGAAATATTAGAATAAAAAGAACAAGGTTTTTTTACTTCAGTCTCCATAACCCTTTTCATGTTCTTAAATTCAAAGACCATTACTCTTGAAAAGTTCCTAGCAATAAAAGTATTGATACTGATAGCATAGTCCATTTTTTCTAAATTCTTTTTAGAATAGTATTTTCTCAACATCCTATCAAACGAAATAAAAGAATTAACTATTAAAGTTTGAATAAAATCTTCATCATACATGAAGAAATTTTCTGGATCTGAAAAATAATAAGACTGAAAAAAATAATAAAAAACAAAGTAACTGATACTATCTGATGTTTTCTTTTTAAAAAATAGATAGAAGTCTTTAAGTATTTCAGATAATATAGAAGAATAACCATTTATATCCTCAAATTTTTCCTTAAAGACTTCTACTCTAAATCTTTTCATTTCAGAAAAAATAGATACTGCATTTTTAGAAAGAAAATTTAATAACAATTCTTCATCATTAAGATTTTTCATAAATCATTTCTGCAATATTAACAAAGTCAAAATTTGCAATATCACAGAAAGGATCAGGAGAAAATCTTCTTGATATAGTTTTGGCATTATTAAAAACAGAAACAAAAGATCCATAATTAATTTGCTCTATTAATTTTTCAATAAAGCTGATTTTTGATAATTCATTTCGTTCATTCTCTATTTCAAGGTACAAAATAGCACAATTAAAATCAGTAAAAAACAATAAATTGACAAAAATCAAAAATATAGAATTTTCTGATATTTTTGAACCAAAAATAACAGCTGAAAGGGGAATGTTATAATGAACTCCAAGAAGATCATCATAAACATAGGTATCTTTTATTAATGAGTGTAAAAATTCTATTTCAAATTCACTAAATTTAGGATTTTTAATGATACTATAAATATTTTGATAAGTTTTTTGATGAATAAAATCTGAAAGACGTATTGATCCACGAGTTTTAAAATGATTTTCTTGATTTGTAATAAAAAATGTTTCAAAATCATTTATTCCAAAAGGAGAAAAAAAATTATATTTCTGAGAACTTTCAGCAATTTGATTTAAATCTATCTCATTCAATGAGTAAATCTTAAGTAAATATTCTTTAGATAAAGACTCTGTAAACCCTTCATTGAAAGTAAGGTTAGAAATTCTTTTACATAAATCACTAAGTATTTCTTTTTCAAAGATTTTGTTTTCTTTGCCTAATTCATAGGAGACACCATCAAACAAAATATTTTCAAGTTTATATCTGTTAATATAATCATACCCAATATTATAATTACTAGGCTTAAATTTTTTCAACAGATATACTTTAAAAAGAAAAATAGTATCATCTATAGACATGATGATGTCTCCATAAATTAGATAAATTTTAACAATATCATGAGATCTCTTTGCTTATTATTGCTGGAAGAATGTCATTCTTCAAATACTTTATAAAAAATATTAATTCAGCACTAGTAAGATCTTCATGTGCAAAAAAATGAAATTGATCATTAGATCTTGAAACTCTAATAATATCAATATTCTCAATAGGCAGGTCCTCTTGAGTAGTATCTGCCAGAACTTTTTCTTCTTCCATTATTTCTTAATTCCTTAATTTTATTATGTGTGAAAAATAAGGCTTGCTTAAAAATATAAGCCCAAGCCATTTTCCATAACATTTTCCATAAATCTGTTACTATATTAGACAATTTCCATTAATTGTGAATCGCACTTTTCTTCACACTAAATTTTATGCTATCTGTTCCCATCATTTTAGCAGCCTTAAGAATAATAAATAATTCACTAATTAAGACCTTGTTGACATATTCTTTTCTCCCAGATAAAGCCAAGGTAATAAAATACTTTGGGTTACTAGAAGAATAGAGTTTTATTCCTTCAAAATTATCTAAAACTTTATCTGCAATTTTTGAGGTTCCATCTATCATTTGAGATACCAAGTCTTCAATAAGAAAATCAATTTCTTCTATTGTAAATTTAGTTTCATCAATAATAGATGGAGAATCAGTAATAGGCGAATCCTCAATAATAGTATCAGTAGAAGAAGTAATAACCTCTGATAAAACATTTAGATCTTCTTTTTCTTCAATTGCAGAAATTTTATCAATATTAACTTTAACAATATTTGTTAGAAAAGAAAATACAGATTTTTTTACCTCTCTGCTTTCTTTAATAGCATTAAGATCATAGTTAAATGAGCATACATACATCTTAAAGGATTCATTATAAATAAAATCTTTAAGAATATCTTTTGCTTTAAAGATTTTCTTTTGAACAAGACTTTTGTAAAGTTCAGAAGTTGCATTTTGAAGACAAATATAAATATTGCCATCAAGAGGAATTTCATCTGTATATATTTTTTCCCATTTATGTTCTGGAAAAGTTTTACTTATTATAGTGAAAAAATAATCAGCAGAAGCACTATCTTCTACAGCAAAATCTGATCCTATGAGAGCATAGCACTTAAGATCTTTTTGCATTTTTTACACACCATTGGAACAATAATGAAGAGGCTGTACTGAAAAAATCAGAATTATTTATTTGATCTAAGTAAACATAAGATGAATCTATATTTGGATAACTATCAGGGTCAGAAAGAGCTTCAAGCAAAGAATAAGATTCTAAACTTTCTTTAGCTAAAAAAGAATTTTGAATAACAGACACATTCTTAGCTCCAGCTATTGCTTTTTCAAAATTAATAAATGAATTTCTTAAATTTGAAAATGAATTATTGAAAATATTAAGAATGGACTCTGAAGTATAGCTTTTATCAACACAAGATAAGTAGAATTTTAAATAATCATTCCTATTATTAAAAACAAAATGTTTATTGAAAATTCCAGCAGCCATATAATAATTAAAGATAGATTCAAAAGAACTATTAACTAAAATTGTATTTTCTGATGATTCAAATAGCTTTTGAACATTATCTGTTACTGCATTTTTTTCAATACTATCACCATAATCTTTCGTTTCATAAGCAATACACAATAATAATTCTGAAAGACTTTTATTCTGAATTGTCTGCTCTAAATAATCGGAAAACTCACTAGTAAAAAAAAGAGTTTCCCCATGTTTTTTATACAGATCCTGTATAATAGATAAATGATTTATAATCATCTAATTTTCTCCGTAATCGTCATATACTTATCGCCAGAATTGACTAAAATAAATTTTCGTCCACAACAAACATCAGAAAAAGTTTCTCCATATTCCTTGGAAAATTCATTTTTAAAATCAAACCTGTTCCTGCAAACAGGACAGACTAATCTATCTATTTCATCTTCATTATGAAATCTATTTGCAATATACATTATGTCATTGTCATATTCCATTAGAGAAATTCTCCTGTTTATTGTTGCTTTTATTTTTTTCAATGGATCCTCTTCGTTATATTTAACATACAATACAAAAATTCCATTGTTTATAGATAGAAGATACTTTTCACGATCCCTGAGATTTGACTCAAGGAAAGAATTGGAAGTTTTATGAAAGAACTGATTCTGTTCATAATGCTGTATTCCCTGAATTTCTATCCCAAGGGAAATATCGGGAAGATAAATATCAAGCCTAAGTTTGCTTTTTTTAATTCTATATTCCTTTTCTATCTTAAGAAAAGGATAATTCAAAGAAATAAAATCAATTATTTCTAAATGAAGAAATGATAACATTATATAGTATTTATGATTTCATTAGCAACACAAAAAGATAAAATGTTTGCATACTCTTCTTCAGAGGTTATTGCACATAAATTAGAAGATTGGAAGGATGGTTCAAATTTATTTTTAACTCTTTCAATATATGTAGATTCATTGATAGTATCATAAAATACAACATAAGCATCAAAGTCATTTTTAATTAATGCAAGAACTCTTTGGTAGCCTCTACTATCAATAATAAATGGACCTTTACCAAATTCATACTTAAATAAAACTTGCATGTTCTAAAACCTTTAAGATATTTGGTTTAAAGTAATTTGCACCTTTAATTACTTTGTTGTTTTCATCTCTATCAGCAAGCCCTGTAATTGGATTAAGCTTTGACATATTAGAAGAATGAACTTCTGCTTTTACAAGCTCAAGATTAATACCAAGAACGTTTGATAGTCCATGGATAACATAGTTGAGGTCAGCTAAATCATCCGCAATAGATACTCTATCGAAAGAAGAAACAACTTTGTTTCCATTCTCACAAATTTCATAAAGCATTTCTTCAATACTTTTTAAAAATTTATGTTCTTTTTCATCTGAAAAACTTCTAAGCAACTCAAAATATTCTTCAGTAATTAAACGTAGATACAATCTAGTATTTTGTGGATTATTAACTTCATATATATTATTTGTATTTTCCTGCCCACAGGCATTCATAAAATCTCTTACATCTAATGTAGTATTCAATAACCACCTCAAGAAAATTTCTTTGACACAAGATAGGATAGTTGTTCATAATTTTTTATGATTATCTCAAAAGTAGTCAAAATGTATTTTGCAATATCAAGTTCTTCATATTGCTTTTTTAATAAATCTTTAACCATAGAATCCAATATTTCTAAATTTGGAACCCTTTTGGTTTTATCAAGAGTATACGATTCAACAAGTAGAACCTTCTCTTCATTATACTTTTTTTTAAGTTTTGATTCTATGAGTTCAAAATATGGCTTTATCTTTCCGTACAAGTAATTAGCTTCAGAACTTTTACTTATAAAGGTGGTGAGAACATCTACGTCCCCACCACTAAAATCAATTTTAAAATGATTTATCCAATCAGACAAAATTTTGCCCTCATAAACTACACTATTCAAAAAAGTATTTTGACCTATTGTAGTATCAATCATTTAAAGGTCTCACTGCCTAAAAAAGAATTTTCTTGAACCAGAATCAAGTTTATAAAACTCAACAACAGGTCTCCTCTTTTTCTTTTGTCTTTCAATTATTCTGAACTGATCATATCCAGTTTTTCCATCTGAATTTAGAATAGTAGTAAACATAAATGTTTTACTAGAAAATGGATTAGAATAATAATGGAAAAGACTAGTTACACGATCTTGCTCTCCCTTTTTTAAAGATGAAAAATTATAAAAATTTTTATTAAATTCATATCGAACAGAAGAAGGTGCAGAAATAATATACCTACTATTTTTAATAAAAGGATAGATAGAAACTACACCAGGCCCTCTACGAATAATATCTTTCCTTGTGAAATTAAAACCAAGATATTTTTTGTCCATTTTATATGAATATATTTTTGTCTTATCATACTTGATATAAAATCCATTTGAGTTAAGGATTTTTTCAATATTTTTAACAATTGGCATTCCAATAAAAAGATCCCGGTAATCAATATCAGAACTTTCATTACTGGAGGAAGGAAAAAATCCATTGGGTCTTTTTCTTGACAAATTATTAAAATCTGTACTTATACAAATATCATCAATATATCTAGTATATACAAGACCATAAAATTTCGATGAACCTCCACTCATTTTAAAAAATGGATATTTAGAAGAAATCATATTATTATGATCCTCTAAAACTTTCGCTATTCCATGATCTACAGAGAAAAATAAAAGATTTACAAGATCTGAAGCAAAAACACTACCTGTTGGTAGAACACCATTATAAAAAAACATATCAATTATTTTATAAAAGTAATAGGAATCCTTTTTGTAAGAATAATTAATTTTATATTTTTTTCTGTCTCTAAAGGGTGTATTTAAAATAGTAGATTCAAATATTTCATAAATCCTATCAAATAATTTATAATCTACAATATTAGAAATTTTAAATGTATTAAAGAATTTAGAAATATCAAAAACAACCATATTATCTGGTCTTTCATGTCTTCTTACGGCATCATGTACACCTCTTTTGACACCAAAAGAGCAATTAAGTTCATAATGATTAAGATAATTAACAAGTCTAGTTGGTAAGCTATCAAACTTTACACCTTCAATAATTTTGCCAGAATTAAGTCTAGATGTATTAACTGAATTACCATCAAATCTTTCACTTAAAGAATATTTACTTTTTCTTCTTATATCTTTCTTTGTATTAGGATTGACATAGTTAAAAAAGTTATTATTAACTCCAAAAAATTTAAAAACTTCAACTTTAAGAATTTTATCTCTAATATTTTTTAATAAATAATGAGAATTCTTAATAAACTCATATTTATCTGGAATAGAATAAACAGTTCTAGCTTCAACCTTATGAACATTCCAAATATATTTAGAGTGTAAATTTTTCACACACTCTGAAAGAAGGTTAAAGTTCTCATCAGTTATAACAAAAAGCTGATTAGTTATATTTTCTTTTTCACAAAATGAGCATATTGGATCAATATATATTTTTGCAGAATCTGGAAAAGAAAAACGATTTTCAAAAATAGATTTGACAGAACTAAGAAGAATATGAACTAAATAGGTCTTAAGCGAACTGTCTTTAAAAAATAATGACTGATCAAGATCTAAAAATTTTTTATTTAAATTGATAAGTCTTGATTGCCTACGACTACGAATAGGCGAAACTCCATAATTACTGTCAAACATATTTTCTCCAAAATTTTAAATGCTAGGGACAAAATGAAGAGGAAAAAGAATTCTAGTTAATCTATCAAAAGCATCATAACTACTAAATTTTTTATATCGAGAGCCAATTCCATAACTATTTCCATTTTCAAAAATAGAATTTTCAATAAAATTTTTATTAATAGCAATTGAACTTTCAATAATTTTAACATACTCCATTACCATTAAAGTCTGAAAATCAATATTTATAATTTTATTGTCAGTTTTTTTTTGAATAGACAACGAAATTAAAAAATCTTCTTCTAAAAAATCTTTATTTTCAGAAAAGTCTCCAGATATAAAGTTTGAAAAATTCAGAAAAAAATTCTCAAAAAATTCCGATCTAGTTAAAGATTCAGTATTAAATTCTTTTTTTATGCTATTAAAATAAATTTTAGTAGAAGAACCTGTGAATTCAATAATTGACAATGGCTTATTAACAAAATCAACTACCTTATCTGCATTAATAAGTAAGCTATTCTCATAGCTACAAACAATATTAACAGCATTAATACAACTTGAACTTGATAAATCATTAATATGATTTACTTTTGTGTTGATACCAGAAAAGTTCTTATCAATTACAATAGTAGAAACAGAAGAAAATATTGCAAAAAGATCTTTTGAAAAATAAAGACTTCTGGAAAGGCTTGTAATTGGAACACTATATCTTGAAGATAAAACATCTGAAACTTCTTTCCCGATATCACCAAATGAAAAATTTGAAGATAAAACATCATCAAAAACAATTTCGTGATCATCCAGAAGGATTAAGTTATAAAGACTTTTATTAATTTCTTTTGACTTTTTAATTCGCTGTAAAAAATAGCTCATAGTAAAAGAATCAAGAAAAAGATTAATAGAATTATATCTAAAGGCTAAATCATTCAGCGGTAAGTCCTGTTTTTTTAAAGAAACATGATTAAACAGGTAATTTAGTTCTTTTATCAATATTTTTTTGAATGAACCTCCTTTAATATTTAAAAGGAGATAGTTAAAATCAGCATTATCTAATGCTATTTGAAGTTCAGATAACTGAACCTCATTTTCTGTTACTAAATTTTTCATATTTCAAATTAACGCTTTTGTAGATTCAATTAATGAAAGAGGAGTTCTATCTTTAGCTTCCAATGTTTGATCATCTTCTTCCTCAACAAATTCTGCACTGCCTTCAAGATATATCTCTGCAAACATTTCATGAAAATCAGTGTTAACATCAAGACAATCAATTAAACCACAAAGTTTATTCGCAACTTCAAGATAATAATCCTGAATTTCATCTTCGCTAAGTTCTAAAGTGAAATTCTTTTCAGCATAGTCAGAATACACACGAACAAAGGCATCAACAGCCATGCTTACATCTGGGTCAAGAAACTCAATATCATTGTGTTCCTTTGTTCTTTTTGAGAATCCACCATTTTTATTCGCTTGATACCCATACCATCCTGGATTTTGATAAAAATAATTTTCATCATCTTCATATTTATCTAAAAGACTGTTATCTATTTTTTTACGATAATCATAAACGGTTGTTGGAGAATTAGGGTTACGATAATTCCAACTTTGCGCAAAATCTGTTTGAATTTGAGCATGATATTGTCTTTGACTAATTTTCAAAATTTCACATTCAGGAATAGAATATTTTCTTTTGTCAGAAAAATCAAAGACAATATCAACTGGAAGCTCTGAAGCAATATTACCTTTTTTAGCACGAAACTTCATTGCTGGAGTTTGCTGAGATAGCTTACCAATAACCCCATATAACATAGCTCTTTTTTCGTCGTTATTATCTGTCCCAGAAAAAAAAGCATCCATGTCAACATGACTGTGACATGCCATAATGTATTTTTCATGTTCACCAAATTGAACCTGTTTATAGGAAACTGTTGCACCAGAAACAGATTGAACAGGAACAACAATTTTATAGTCATTCAGAACTGTATCATAAACAATCATAGTCATAACTTCTGACTTTATTGTTTTCATTACCTTTCTATAAAACTCAATAGTTTCAATCAAAATTCCACAAGGGATATGAATAAAAGAAGGAGTAAAAGAATTATCTCCAGCTGGAATAGAAGGAATCATTATTGGTGTTTTCAGTGTTATAAATTCACCAATAAATGGAACATTTTCTCTTTCAAAAAGACCATTAGAAAAAACACCAAAACAATAATCACCATCAGGGAAACCCCCAATTTTAACTTGCTCAGAATTATTTGAAAAAAGCTGAGAAAAAACATCATCAGACATAAATGTTATATCCTATCTAAGTGGATTTTGAATGATTTTAGAGACACTAGAATCATAAGAAGGTAATGAACTAAAAGTAAAAGATGGATATGACTTATAAGTCTCACCATACCAGCACAAAAAAGAATAGTGAACAAGATAATACCTTAAATCTTTAATATCTTCTGGTTTACTAAGTTTAGCACATTCTACACCTAAAAGCCCTTTAGAATTAAGAAAATCATTATAGCTATCAAAAGCCACTTTATCAGAAGTCAAAAATATAATAATTGTTTCATATAAAATTAATGGTTTTATTTCTGGACTTAGATCATTATTAAAACTACTACTAACATATTTATGTGGAGCAGTTTCAAGACTTCTAAGATCAACGATATTTTTACTCCAAATATATTGGGAACTGCCTCCACCTCCCCAGCAAATTCCAGTACCATAACCAGAAGCAAAATTAGGAAAAGGAGAAGAAAGATAATTCTTATCAATAGAAAAATAATTAAGAGGATTATCTTCAACCAGAATATAGGTTTTAGATATTGGAATTCCTTTTTCTGGATTTAATAAAGCAGAAGATGGAATAACAAAAAGCAGATAAGAATCTGGAAAATATGCAGTACAACCATCAAGCTTCTTATAGCTAGTATGATAAAACTTAAATGGAAATTCTTTAACTTTTAATGCTAATAAAAAATATGATTCTGTTTCTTTAAAAAAAACAGTTCCATATGGAAGCATGGGTGAGGAATACGTTGCCCCAATACTCCTTCTAATAATATCATTGAAAGTATTTAATGGAATTGTATTCACAATCTTAGAAGATTCAAAAAGTTTACGAGAAACATCGCTTGTATTTGCTGAACTGAGAATATCTCTTTTCAACATTACTAGACCAGTATTAAAATCAATAGCGAAATCAAGATATTCCATATATTTTTTACAACCAATTAGAATTAGAAACATTAGTATTAAAAAGAATAGAAATCTTAGCCTCTAAAAATTTTACACTAGTTTTGCTTTTTTTGGCATCCTTTTCTCTTTCTTCTGCTTTTATTAATAGATCAAGAATATTAACAGAAGATAAAGACTTAGATTTAAATAGTGCTCTAGTATTTTTATGAGACATAACTTCTATATAAATCTTTTCAACACCCTCATTCTTGTTAAAATATTCAATAAAAGACAATACTGTATTTTCATAAATATTTTTATCCATCTGTCCACCTCCACTGAAAACAGGGAACGTATCTAATGACACGTTCCCTTTTTTCATTAAACGGCTTTAGAACCAGTCATAACAGTGAATGTGATTATTTCACCATTGACAGTTGGGCTTACATTTGCCAGTTCTTGAAAACGGCTACGCATCGCTGTTGTAATTTCTGAAACAGAACCATTAACAGTTGAATTGATGCCACCAGCTACATAAACCACAGTGTATTGTGCAGCCTTAGAGCCAGTCATAACAGTAAAAGTAATTGTTTCACCATCGACAGTTGGGCTTACATTTGCCAGTTCTTGAAAACGGCTACGCATCGCTGTTGTAATTTCTGAAACAGAACCATTAACAGTTGAATTAATACCACCAGCGGTATAAATAACAGTATATTGTGACATGTGTTTTTTCCTTAAATAAATTGATTGATTAAAGCAGAATGCCAAAGATGTTAAATATTAACATTCATATTTGAAATGTTAATATTGAATACAACACCAGGAAGAGTACGAGGAATCAAAGATGCAATAATATTCCCAATGATAATATTATCATCATCAGAAAGAGGCTCATCAGAGACTCCAAAAAGCTGATCTGTTACACTACTTTGAGGTGCATCAGCAGTAGCATCACCAAAAAGTTGATTTGAAACTGATTCCAGACGCTCTGACTCTGTAGGCAGAACATCAAAGAAATCACTAATATCATTAGGATATTCATCTGGATCCAGACACAGTTCAGTATCTGGGTTCTCAATATCTAGGTCATTCATATCAAGATTTTCATTTGGAATATTATTGTTATTCCCAAAAAGTTGATCTGCAATAGATAGGGCTTGATTTGATCCAAAAAGTTGATCTACTACATTTGAAGCGGTAGATACATTACAAAACAATTGGTCTTCAATATTAGACATTTGTATTAACCTCTAGGTTTTTGATACGTTAAAGAAAAAATTCCAGATTTTAGTAGTTCTTCAATTACTACAATACTTTCTGGGGTAAGAGAAATACCACTAACGGTTCTTTTCTCTCCTGTTGCTTGAAGAGTATGGTCCATGGTAATTAAAATATTACCATTATCCATTCTTTTGCCTTTTAATGTTTTGTTTCCAGATGTAGAAGTATGAAAAAGAGAAACTTCTGCATTCTTACCAGACAACAAAAGAAG